TCCTATTTAATTAAATTTAGACAAAAAATCCGAGATTTTAAGGGTATAAGTTATTATGAATTTATTTGATGATCAATGCAAGATAGTCTAGGTAATATAATTATAAGATGAAGTTAATGCACTGCCCTTTGATATGACTATACCAAGAGTGAATAGCTTTTGACAGACAATTAAATTTAAACTAGGCGCTGTTATTTACAGCCTATGCAGTGAGAATAAAATATAGTATGTAAGCCTACTTTCAGATGTAACATTATAGATGCTAACAATCATACCTGCACATGAGAACAGGTAAATATACTATGCAACTTACTTTGAATTTTTCAAATAAAAAGAATTTTAGGGAGGTAAATTGATGATAAATGGATACGAAAAATTGATAAAAATCATGAGAAATCAGGGAGCAAAATATAATTCTCCAGGAATACAATTAGCAAAAGTAGTAAATCCTCCGCCTAATTTTATGATTAATACCGGAGATGTTCAAATTAGTAAAGAAAATATTTATATTTCGGAATATCTTTTAAACACCTATAAAAGGGAAATAAATTTGCCAAGTAGCCCTGCTGAAGGTAACACCTCAGAGGGGAGCATACAAAGTATAAGTATTTCAAAAGCAGATTTGAACTTTGTAGATACATTACAAACTGGAGATATTATAGCAGTTATGCCAACAGCAGATATGCAGACCTGGATTGTTCTCGATAAGGTGGTGAGACTATGAGCGTATTACCTAAAATAAATGTAGATATAACTGAAATTATCACAAAACAGCAGGCAATTCAGGAAACTGTTCCTAAGGAATATGCCTGGGATTATGATAATAATGATTTTTTGTTAAAGGATGGGAAATTTCAAAGGGTTGAAGGGAAAGAAGCTATAAAGGTGTGGATATGGAAGGCTTTAAATACTGAAAAAGGTATATATAAAGCATACTCCTTAGGTTATGGGAATGACCTTGAAGATTTAATTGATTCAGGTTATTCAAAAAGCTTGCTTGAGAGCGAAGCAAAAAGGCTTGTATGGGAATGTATAAGTGTTAATTCACATATAACCTCTATGGAAAATTTCAAAGTGGACAACTCTAAAGATTTATTGGCCATAAACTTTACAGTGATTACAGATCAAGGTGAGGTGAATGTTAGTGTATAGCGAAAATAATACAGAGACAATAATAAAAAACAGAATCCTTGATAATATACCTTCTGACATTGATAAGCTAGAAGGTAGTTTTGTTTATGACGTAGTTTCACCTGCTAGTATGGAATTAGCTCAAGTATATATTTCTGAAGATGACATATTAAAAAGAACATCACCCTACACAGCGTTTGGAACTGACCTAGAGAATATAACTAAAGCCTATGGTGTTATAAGAAAAGATGGAGGTAGAGCTACAACTCAAATTCAAATAAACGCAGCAACAGGTACAGTTTTAAGTGAAGGTACGCTGGTGCAGACTATACAGGGATTAAAGTATGAAATAACAGGGGATGTTACTGTTTCTGGTACATCAATACTTGTAGAAGTTCAAGCGGTAGATATAGGGGAAAAGTATAATGTACCTGCTAATGTTATTACACAAATGCCAGTCAAGGTTAGTGGAGTAACCTCCGTAACTAATCCTAATGCTGTAACAAATGGTTATGACGTTGAGAGTGATGATAGTTTAAGGCAAAGATATTTTGAGCGACTGCAAACTCCAGCTACAAGTGGTAATAAATATCATTATAAGAACTGGTCAAAGGAAGTTGATGGAGTTGGAGATGCAAAGGTATTTTCACTTTGGAATGGAAATGGAACTGTAAAGATAGTTATTGTTAATTCAAATAAAAGGGCGGCAGATAGCAATTTAATAAGTAATGTAACAAGCTATATTGAGAATAACAGACCCTTGGGAGCTGATGTAACAGTAGTTTCTGCTGAGGAAAAGCCAATAGACATCGTAGCAACCCTTGTTATTGATACTAAGAAATATACATTAGAAGCTATTCAGACTGAAATAGGAAACAATTTATCAAAGTATTTTAAAGATAATGCTTTTACGAACAACTATATTTCATATGCGAGTATAGGTAATTTGATTTTCAATACACAGGGAGTTATTGATTACAGTAATCTTTTGATAAATAATGACAATCTTAATATATCCCTTGAAGATGAAGAAGTACCAGTGCTTGGTAGCTTAAATCTAGGGGTGTAAATATGAGTGAGGTCAATAATAATGAATATATAAAATATAACATCCCTAATAATGAGGAGTTACAGTTTTATACTCCTAACTTAATGAAGTATCTGCCTGCGTATTATGAGGCTAACAAAACAATGAACAATATTGAAAATTATATTGCTGTTGAAATAGGTAGGGTTAAATTCAATGCACAAGATTTATTAAATCAATTGTATGTAGATACTGCAACCTGGGGGTTAAGTACCTGGGAAGAAAATCTAGGCATTAATACGGATTTAATCCAATCCTATGAAGCAAGAAGAGAAGTAATCGAAGCAAAACTAAGAGGTTCAGGTACTGTAACAAAAGAATTACTTAAAGATGTATCAGAGGCTTTCAGTGGTGGAGAAGTTGAGATAATAGAAAACTTTTCTGATTATAGCTTCAGGGTAAATTTTATAGGAGTAAAGGGTATCCCCAAAAATATGGTTGGTTTAATTGATTCTATAGAAGACATTAAACCAGCTCATTTAGGCTACTCCTTTAAATATACTTATACAGTGTGGAATTTTATAGAAGAGCTTACATGGCAAGAAGTAAATTCTAAAAAATGGGATGATTTAAAAGTTTATGGATAGGGGTGATTGAATGAAAACTACAGCAAATTATGGCTTCAATAAGCCAGAAGGAACAGATGTAGTCAATATTGACGATTTTAATAGTAATGCAGATGCCATTGATGTTGAACTTGCTAAAAGAGCAATGAAGGCGGATATACCAATTAAAACATCACAGCTTAACAATGATTCAGGTTTTATAACTTCAGGAGGAGCTCCGGTTCTGAGTATAAATGGAAAGGTGGGTAATATTGCATTAGTATCGAGTGATATAGGTGCTGAACCTGCAATTACAAAAAATACTGCCTTCAATCAAAATTTTGAAACAAATGTTTCAAATATGAAAATGAATGGTACAGCTTCTGTTGGTACTTCTGGCAATGTTTCTAGAGCTGACCATGTGCATCCCAGTGATACCGCTAAGGTAAACCAATCAGATTTTAATGCGCATTTGGCGGATAATCTGTACCAAACGGCAGGAGGAACGGCTACTGCAATAACACTTACAATTAGTGAAACTTTAGTAACAGGATTTCCTATTACTTTTATAGCTAGTGCAAATAATGCAGGGGCAGCTACAACTATAAATATGAAGCCACTTTATAAGCCTAGCACAGTTATAGCACCTAATTTAATAGCAGGAAAGGCATATACAGTTTGGTATAATTCGGCAAGTGGCGGTTGTTTTTTTATAAAAGCTAGTGCAGAAGGTACGGCAGTCGTTGCAAATGTACTAGCAGGAACAACATTTAGCAACGATACTGACACTGGGCTAAATGGAGCAATGGTTAATTTAGGTTCTCCAACGTATACGGTGTCTACAACAGATCAATTAATTATCGGGTTTATTAATGGAGGAAAAGTAAAAGGTGAAGCAGCTTTGTTAGCGGCAAATATAGTAGCTCCAAATGTAATTGGAGGAATAACAGGAACAGCAAAGGAAAAAATATTAATTCCGCATGCGACAATTGTCGATTCATCATGGGCAGATGGCGGAACGTCAAATAGTTCAACCTCTTATGTTATTCATCCAGGGGGAAAAAGAACAACAATGTCATGTCGCGGAACAATAAGAATATCTTTTCAATTAGCAATAGGAACAACCGGAACCGCCTACGGAAAAATTTATAAGAATGGGGTCGCAGTTGGAACAGAACGAACCTCAACAAATCCCTCCGGGGTAACTTTCACAGAAGATTTCACTTGTGTTCCGGGGGATTATTTTGAAATTTATACACATCAAACAACTAATACGGCTTGGATATTTTTATATCAAACCTTATGCACAACAGATATTTCATCAACATTAAGTTAATAA